TATCACTCTAAAAGGCTTAAATAGCAAGACAAGTATTCGATATAAGCGGCTTTATTTACACAGTTTTTCTGTACTTTTTCAGGAAATACATGTGCTTTATTCTTCAATCCTTCTGCAGAAATCCTCACCATATGCAACACCTAAGGAGCTTCCAGAGTCCCAATTTACATGGATGGTTCCAATATCATCTACACCAATGACGGTTCCTTTTGTCCCAGGTACGAGTTTGGTATAGGGATCATTCATCTTTACCAAAACCACTCTTGTTCCAGGGGTATAGATACTTCTAAGCTGCTCTAGGATATTAGGGTGAATGGTTTTCAATTTTCATCCACCTCCTCCTGCTTAGCAACTCCTCTTTTGAATGCAGAACTTCCGCTTAGTTTGGAAAGAAGTATCTTTCTTGCGGCTTTGTATTCATCACCGATAAATCCGAGCCTTAACAAAAAGCATCGAAAGGCATATTTTTCATTATCCACTTCCTTAGCTATGGCAGTGATTCTCTTCTGGGTTTTTGCCATATCACAAAGGGCTGTGATGAAATGCGTGTAGGCTTTAACTTTCTCAGCATCTTCATCAAAGGAAAACCAAGGAAAACGTAGAGTTTCCTCTGTTTGCTCAACAGGTAGTTCCTCTACTCCAAGGGCCTTTTTAATGAGAGCTCCCTTACTTTCCAGAATCTTTTCCAAGTTGTTTAAGGCAATGTCGGTGAAGTCTTTCTTAGGGATTTCAATTACTAACATGTCTTTGTCGTCTGTGTGCCCCTGTAGCAAACCTTCTGGTTTCACATAGGTAAATCCTCGACTCTCAAGTTTATCGAGGAGTGTGGCCGCTTTTTCGCCAATAACTCCCTCGTCAAAAATAAGAGCACCTTCTTTATCAACTTTAAAACTGCCTATTTGATAAATAAATGTTGGTGCACCTTTGTATTCAGGCTTTTTTCTTAGTATTTCTCCAATCTCAGTAACTAGGGCCTTTCTCTCACCACCAGTGCGATTAAAATCAATTTTCATGCTACATACCACCTTTCTTATTTGGTAGTACCATATATCACTCTAACGCTACACAATAGCAAGTTATTTCTGTGCAAAAATGCATTTAAAACTTGCTCTATCAATCTAATTCATCAGTGGATGTGGCTGCCACGTTAAATGGAATCTTCTCTTTTTCACGAATAACATAGACATCTTTATCTGTTCCAACCTGCTCAATGTAACGCTTCACAATAACATCACAGTACTTTTCATCCAGCTCGATGGTATAGCAAATTCTATCGGTCTGCTCACAGGCAATCAGCGTAGAGCCAGAACCTCCAAAAGGATCAAGCACGATGCTATTGGAAGGCTGGAGTTCATAATGGGGTAAGCAATTAGAGCAATGGGCTTCATGGTTGGATGATCTGCATTCTTTTTCGGCTTATCAAACTCCCATATGGTTGATTGCTTACGGTCCGAATACCAGAGATGCTTACCCTTCTTTTTCCAACCAAAGAGTACCGGTTCATGTTGCCACTGATAAGGAGATCTTCCAAGAACCAAGGACTGCTTCTTCCAAATGCAAGTACCGGAAAGATAAAAGCCTGCGTCAATAAAAGCTTTTCTAAAATTAAGTCCTTCGGTATCAGCATGGAATACATATATGCTTCCATCTGATGCCAATACCGATTCTGTATTCTTAAATGCATCTAATAAAAATTGATAAAATGCATCATTTGCCATATTATCATTTTTGATTTTCCCAGCAGTGCCTTCATAGTTGACATTGTATGGGGGATCAGTTACCACCAGATTGGCGACTTTTCCATCCATTAATATGTTGAAGGTTTCTTTTTTTGTGCTGTCTCCGCATACCAGTCTGTGCCTACCAAGTATCCAAACATCCCCTAAACGCGAAACAGCGGGCTTACTCAGCTCGCTGTCCACATCAAAATCATCTTCTTTTATTTTCTCTTTCATCGTATCCTTGAAAAGATCATCTAGTTCTCCGGGGTCAAAGCCTGTCAGCGATACATCAAAGTCTGCAGCATTTAAGTCTGTAATGAGAAGTGCTAGTTTTTCCTTATCCCAATCTCCGTTTATTTTATTCAATGCAATATTGAGGGCTTTTTCCTTTTCCTCATCCATCTCAACAACTACGCAATCTACTTCCTCCATACCCATGTTCAGTAGGATTTTCAATCGCTGATGGCCACCAACTACTCTACCTGTGGTTCTATTCCAAATAACTGGTTCGACGTAGCCAAACTCCTCAAGGGAGCGTTTTAGCTTTTCATACTCTGGATCACCCGGCTTTAAGTCCTTTCTAGGATTATAATCAGCAGGGATCAGCAGTTTCGTCTTAATTTTCTCTATCTGCATATTTTCCCACCGCCTCTTTTAGTTCGCTATATTTATTAACATCCTCCCAAGGGAACAGGCAACTGTTAAAGTGACCATAGACTGCTGTATCGGAGTAATGAATGTTTCTAAGTCGCAGCTTTTCAATAATTGCTGCAGGCCTCAAATTAAAAACTTCTTGAGCAGCAATGGTTAGAACTTCATCAGAAACTGTTCCTGTTCCAAAAGTATTTATGGAAAAAGCCACAGGATTTGCCTTGCCAATAGCATAGGAAATAGCCACTTCACATTTCTCTGCCAAATCACACCACACGATATGTTTAGCAATATACCTAGCCATGTAAGCACCGCTTCGGTCTACTTTGGTTGGATCTTTCCCGCATAGTGCTCCGCCACCATGTGATGCAAGTCCACCATAAGTATCCACCATGATCTTTCTTCCAGTTAAACCTGTATCTGCAGCAGGTCCTCCTAATACAAACTGTCCAGATGGATTAATAAGAATTTCTGTTTCATCATCAAAAGGGAAATCCTCAAAACACTGCCATAACACATTATTTAGAATATCTGATTTTAACTCTTCCTGAGTTTTATTCTTTTCATGCTGAACTGACACTACAAGGGTCTTAACTCTCACTGGAACATCATCATTATACTCAATGGTTACCTGTGCTTTTCCATCGGGAAGGATACCTTTAATCAGCTTACCTTTTCTTGCCTCATCTAGTCTCTTTACAATTCGATGAGATAAGACAAGGGGAAGAGGAAGCATTTCTCTAGTTTCTTTAGTGGCATAGCCATACATAGTCCCTTGATCACCAGCACCGATAGAACCATATTGTTCGTTTATACCATTTCGTGCTTCTAGTGCAGTATTCACCCCAGATGCAATATCAGAACTCTGATTGTGTACATATACATAAATTAAAAATTTCAAAGGGTTATAACCTAGTTCTTTAAGCACATTCTTAACAATATTTCTGATATCAATTTTCTCGCTGCAGGAGATCTCGCCCGCCACGATAATTTTTCCTTTAGTAGCCATAACCTCACACGCTACGCGTGATGCTTTATCTTTTCTAAGGCATTCATCCAAAATATTGTCAGCAATAATATCGCACAGTTTATCAGGATGTCCTGCACATACACTTTCTGCTGTTAAATATCTCTTACTCATCTCACATCTCCTTATCATTATTTACCTCTACGGGCAGTCAACAGTCGTTCCATTACATCATCCTGTGGATTTGCACCGGAATACTCTGTCGCACAGTTTTCACGAACGATCTGATATATTTCCATCCAGAGTCTGTTGGTTTGGCTCATAAAATTATGGCTCATGGAAACGTATGGACTTTGGATAGCGTTGCCAGTAGTTGGATGCTTAGCAAGAAAACCAAACTCACTTATTGCTTCCTCACACTGTATCCACCTAGCAGCACTCATGGCATATCTTTCTAATAGCTGTGGTAGAACTAGATGTGCACACCCTCGCTCCTCAAGCCATTTCCACGTAAGCTCATAAATTTCGCTAGCTACTAATGTTTTACCATCCTTTTGTACTGCTGAAAGCATAGCCCTTGGCTGTGGCATCTCCTGTCCTTGAAGTTCTGCGGTGTTTTTAAATTCAATAACTTCCAGTTTTCTTTTACCGGGATTTCCCTCAGCGATTTTATCTATAAGTGCTTTCTTTTTCTGACCAGATCCAATACGGGCACCACCTCGATTTGTACCATCTTTGGCCATTAACTCACCTCTTTTCTTATTAAGGGGGTATTACCCCGTTTGAAACTGCGACTTTTTGCACGAAGCCCCACGCCCGTTGTCCGCTTAAAAAGCTGTAGAGATTCGACTCCCCCTACCGGGATGGCCAACGGTCTCCATCTCTTGCTGTGATGGCTGAGTGACAAGGAGTACAAAGAGCCATCAAGTTGCTTTCATCGTGTGTTCCTCCTCGAGACAAAGGAAGGATGTGATGGACTTCAGCTGCTGGTGTCAGCTTTCCCTCTCTTTTGCACTCTTCACATAATGGATGAGCTGTAATGTAACGGTCACGTATTCTTTTCCACGCACGCCCGTAACGCTTCCTCGTTTCAGGATCTCGCTGATATTTTTCATATCGTGAAGCTTCCTTTTTGGCATGATCAGGACAAAAGCGTCCATCAGTCAGCTCAGGACAACCGGGAGAAGAACATGGTCGTTTAGGTTTCCTTGGCATTTTGCACCTCCATTTAGGCATAGAAAAAGCCCTCGTGTTTTTTCCACGAAGGCTCTCTACAGTTTTTCACAATACCATTGTATAACCGATTGTGAGTAAAATCGTCCACGATATTACTCATTACTTTCCGTAGAGTAGTAGTGCTAAATGCTGAAGCGCGCGATTCTTCTTGTTGTAAGCTGAAGAGCGTTCAATGTTAAAACGTTCACAGATGTTGTACACTGCATCAATCTGCTTTTGTTCATCGTCCAAATAGAACTCCTTTAACACATACTGCTCATCCTCCGTTAAGGCATCCCATGCAGGTTGAAACCAGTCCATGTATTCCAGTGCTTGACGATAGCGTTCTTTTAATACATCAATTTCATTAATGCAGGCAATGAGCCTTTTCTCTCCTGTTTTCGGATCATGGGTTGATGGCATGCCATTTAGAACTGGAGAAACAGGAGAACTCATTTCTTCGTTGAGGGTGGCAATGTCCTCATCGGTATGTTCTATGATGTACTTCATGCTGCTGTAATCTTTTAAGGCATTGATTGCCGCTGCCCTTTTATCTAAATATTGCCAGACAATGTTCATCGTATCAGACCTCCTTTAGTGTTGCTTTTACCGCATCTATCAGTGCGGCTTGGGTATTGTCTTTATCTTTTAAAGCTTTCATTACACGCTCATCAATGGTACCTTTAGCTATTAAGTGATGAATCACTACGGTTTCTTTTTGTCCTTGCCTCCAAAGACGTGCGTTTGTTTGCTGGTAAAGCTCTAAGCTCCATGTTAGACCAAACCATACAAGAGTTGACCCTCCAGCTTGTAAGTTCAGACCATGCC